CCCACCCCCACCCCCGGGGAACAGTCGCGCACGCGTAAGGGCCGCACCCTCGCCAAGCCCGAGCCCGACCTGACCGAACGGGTTTGGCAGGCCGCGTCGAAGGTCAGCAGGGATCGCTCTGGCCGGCCGGCGCTGGGCAAGGCGGTGCTCGCCGCCATCCGGGCCGGGGCCACCGACGAGGCGCTGATCGCCAGCGTTCGGGACCACTGCCGGGCGCAGGGCGAGTTCGCCAAGGGCGTTCACCTCGTCATCGCCGGGGAGCACTGGCGGGACCACCTCGCCGCCCAGCCTGCGCCACCCAGCCAAGCCGACCCCGCCGTCATCGCCCGTCGCCTCCGTCACTGGCGCGACACCGGCGTCTGGGAACCCGATTGGGGGCCGCGCCCTGACAGCCCCGCCAACACCAACACCCCCTCCCATCCCCCCGCACATGGAGAACAGGCAGCATGAAACCGCTGGCGATCGACCTGTTCTGCGGCCTTGGCGGTTGGACGGAGGGTCTGCTTGCCGAGGGCTGGCGGGTGCGTGGCTACGATATCGAGGCGCACGAGTATGGCGAGGAGCGCTACCCTGCCGATTTGGTCCTTGCGGACGTTCTGACGCTCCGTGGCGAAGACGTGGCCGATGGTGATTTGATCGTCGCCTCGCCGCCCTGCACTGAGTACTCCTACATGGCAATGCCGTGGGGCCGGGCCAAACAGATTGCCCGCGCACTCCGAGGCGAGGACGAGTTTCCTGCGGGCTACAAGGGCTCGCGCACGATAGCACAGTTGACGGCCCTCTTCGACGCTTGCTTCCGTATTCAGCGCGAGGCGAACGTCATCCGAGCGGCGCGCGGCCAGCCACCTATCCCGATGGTGGTCGAGAACGTGAAGGGCGCGCAGCCGTGGGTTGGTCGCGCTCAATGGGCGTTCGGATCCTTCTTCCTATGGGGCGACATTCCCGCCCTCATGCCACCCCAGAAATATCACCAGCGGCTCAAGGTGAAGGCTGGCGAGCAATGGAACGTCAACCGCGCGAACTACACCGGCACGCGGGGCTGGGATGATGGCGGCGACGGCAGGAAGAACGACGGCGGCTCTTGGTTCAATATAGGCTCGCCGGGCCAGAAGAACGTGGCCCAGAACCCGACGCGCGGACAATCCCGCAAAGCCGCCAGCGCCAAGATCGCCAAGATACCGCTGCCGCTCTCGCGGCATATCGCCCGGACTTACCTGCCCGCCGCCAACCAGAACCCGCCCCACCCCCAGAGGACCGCAGCATGACCCGCCTCACCGCCTCCCCCGCCGCTTCACAGGACGCAACAACATGAGCGTCCGTGTGCTAGTCTGTGGCGGCCGGGACTACGACGGCCGCAAGGTGGTCGGGGCCTGCCTGCGGGGCGTTCACGAGCGCCTCGGCATCGCCTTGGTCGTGACGGGCGACGCCCCCGGCGCGGATCGTCTGGCCAAGTGCTGGGCTGACCGCAACCATATCCCGGTTTGCCTCTACCCGGCAAACTGGCGCTTCCTCGGCAAGCGGGCAGGCCCGACCCGGAACGCGGCGATGCTCCAGTTTTCTTCGCCGGACCTCGTGGTCGCCTTCCCCGGCGGTCGCGGCACCCAGAACATGATCGCACAGGCCAGGGCCGCTGGCGTGGAGGTGCGCCTTTCGTCTGACTGGGCCAATCCCCCCGCCGCTTCACAGGAGACCGTCTGACATGGGCCGGAAGAAGAAGAACAAGCCCTCCGCCCCGCGCAAGGTGGTGATGACGCCGGAGGCGATCGCGGCCAACGACGACGGCGACCTGATCGCCAATGACGAGCCTCGGGTGAAGGACGGGCCGTCTGCCCGCATCCTACGCCAGATGCTTCGTCAAGCCCATGCGCCCGCGCCGGTTGAGCCCGCGCCGGTCTTTCGCTGGACGACGGCCCAGATCACCCGTATCCGGCGGGCAGAGCAGAAGATCGCCTCCGATGACCCGCGCACCCAGGCCAAGGGCGTCGCGGACATGGCGCGGCTTCATGCTGAGCGGGCGGCATGGATCGAGCGGGCCGAACGTGAGGCGCATGAGGCTGAGACGCTGGCGCTCGCCAAGGGCCGGGGCGAAGAGATCGACAGCCCGCCGAAGAAGCCGGGCGAGCCCGCCAAGCCGATGCTGCGCCGGAGCGGTCTGGAGTGGCTGTGGAAGAAGGGGCGGTTGACGCCAGAGCAGCAGATCGCCGGCCAGCGCTACGCCGACGACTACCGAAAGGCCGAAGACATCAGCTTGCGGTCGTGCATCGCCAACAGCGTCGGCGGAGGCGATGCTGGCTCTATGCAGGAGGCGCGGCACGAGGCGTTCCTCCGGCTGCGGTCTGCCCGTCAGTCCGGCCTCCACAGTCACGAGCGCATGATCGGCATCTGCAATCAGGTCTGTGGAGAGGGAAAGACGATCCGGGCGATAGCGGGTGACAATGAGGCCGAAGCGCAGCAAACTGAGGCAGTTCTGCTTGTGGCTCTCGATCTCCTCCACGCTCACTACCGGGACGGTGCGAAATGCGACTTGGCTACGTCTACCTGATCGGCCCGGAAACAGGCCCCATCAAGATCGGACACGCGACGAACATCAAGAGTCGTCTGTGCAGCCTCCAGATGGGAAACTGGCAGCAACTCGCGATCCATCACAGCGTGTCGGTTCCATGGACTGTCGCGCCGACGATTGAGCAGATTGTGCACGAGCAGTTCGATGAGCGGCGCGTGAGGGGCGAGTGGTTCGACGTGCCGCTGCCGGTTCTCAAGTCCAGCCTGGACTCGGTGGCGTCGCAGTATCTGATCTCCCGAGAGCGCGCCGATTGGTTCAGCACGAACGTCTGCTACAACCTGACCGACCACCCTTCCCGGTCGCTGGACATTGTGACCCGCTACCGAAACACCGCGAACGACCTGACGCAGAAAGCGTTCATCGCTCGGGTGAACCGCGCCTTGCTGGAGGAGGTTGGGCAGGCGGCCTACATCATGTTCCAGCAGGTCATCGTGGAGAACCGGGACATCAGCCACGCCCTCTACCGCAAGCCGGGGCTGGCCCGACAGGCGGAGGCCAGCCTCATAAAGGCGCTGAACGGACTGGTGAAGATCTGGGTGAAGATCGAGAACGCCCGCTACAAGGAGTTCCTTGACAAATCCCAGCAAACGGCCGCATAGAAAGACCAACGTGGCGTCATGCGCCAAGAGACAGGCCCGCACCCTAACCCGGTCGGGCCTGTCGTCGTTTCCGCACCCTCCCGTCTGTGTTCTGCGGTTCTCCAACGGCCAGCTCAGGGAAACAGGGTGAAGCGAGACACACGGAGGCGAGGTGGCCAAGCTCTCATCGCTACCGCCCCGCATCGGGTCGGCCCCCGCCCGCATCGGCCGCCCGCCTCACCAGACGACCAGCCCTAAGCGCTTCAGGCAGGAGGCAAGCTGGCGAGCCTGGTACGACACAGCAGCATGGAAGGCGCTTCGCCTCCGGGTCTTCGCCCGCGACGGCTACATCTGCCAGCGGACGGGCGAGCTCTGCGCCGGCAAGCACCCGGCCCCGAACAGTCCGGTCGCGAACCACAAGAAGCCCCATCGCGGGAACCGCGCCCTGTTCTTCGATGAGGCGAACGTCGAGACCGTCACCAAGGCGGTTCACGACAGCCTGATCCAGAAGGAAGAGCAGTCCAGCCTGCATCACCGAGGGGTGTGGGACTGAGGCCATTGGGGGGGGTGGTCGAGACTTCGGATCGGCCGTCTCTCTCCGACCCGCCGCCCTCCCATTCAGAGATTAAATCCCGGCTGGGAGTTTGCACCTGCGAACCGGGCCGGCGGGAGCCCCTCATGGCCGACGACAGAAAGCCCGTCGACTGGGCCGAGATCGAGCGCGACTACCGCACGAGCCCTATGTCTGTGCGGGAGATCGCCCGCTGGTACGGGATCAGCGAGACCGCGATCCGCAAGAAGGCGAAGGCTGGAGGCTGGGAGCGTCCCGGTTCGCAGGAAGGTTCGCGCCCGGAGACTACGAACGCGGAGCCCGAGAAGGTTTACGTCGGCACCGTCCTGACGCCGGAGAACACCACGCCGGAAGCCATCGTCGGACGCGGGCGCAACCTGGTCATGCGACTGATGGACGAGTTGGACGCGACGACGACCCGGCAGGGGGAGCTCGAGTCGATGATCGTCGCGGCGACCGACAGCGGCGACCCGGGCAATCAGCGCGAGGCCCTGATGCAGGCAGTGTCGTTGAAGCAGCGTTCGGACGTCCTGAAGGCGCTGGCGACCGCGGCCAAGACTCTCGCTGAGTCAGGCGCGCCGGCCGGCGTGAAGGCCGAGCGGCAAAAGCGAGGCGAGCAAGTCGCTCAGAGCGGAGGCCGGTTCTCCGCTCCCTCCCCGCCGCTTCGGCTGGTCCAGTAACGTCCGATGGAGTGGTCGACGGCCTGTCCCGACTGGCAGGCCCGGATCGTCGCGCGGCGGTCCCTGATCCCCTCTCCGTTGTTCGCCGACGAGGCGGCGGCGGCGCTGGACGTGTTCAAGTCGCTGCGGATCGTCGATGCGCCAGGCCAGCCGACGTTCGGCGAGGCCTGCGAGCAGTGGGTGTTCGACTTCGTTGCGGCGATCTTCGGCGCCTACGACGCGGAGGAAGGCCGGCGGCTGATCCGTGAGTTCTTCCTGCTGATCTCGAAGAAGAACGCCAAGAGCACGGTCGCCGCCGGGATCATGCTCACGGCGCTGATCCGCAACTGGCGGCACTCGGCGGAGCTGCTCCTTCTGGCTCCTACGCTGGAGGTGGCCAACAACGCCTTCCACCCGGCCCGGGACATGATCCGGGTCGACGACGAGCTTTCGGACCTGCTGCACGTCCAGGAGCACACCCGGACGATCACTCACCGGGGCACCCGGGCAGTTCTGAAGGTCGTCGCGGCCGACGCGGACACGGTGTCGGGCAAGAAGGCAGCGTTCGTCCTGGTGGATGAGCTCTGGATCTTCGGCAAGAAGCCGAAGGCCGACGCGATGCTCCGTGAGGCGACTGGCGGTCTGGTCTCGCGGCCTGAGGGCTTCGTCATCTACCTGTCGACGCAGGCCGACGAAGAGCCGGCGGGCGTGTTCAAGGCGAAGCTGGACTATGCGCGGCGGGTCCGCGACGGCGAGGTGGTCGATCCGCGGTTCCTGCCGGTGATCTACGAGTTCCCGCCGGAGATGATCGAAGCCGAGGCCTATCTGGACCCGGCGAACTTCTACATCACGAACCCGAACCTCGGTCGCTCGGTCGATCTGGAGTGGCTGGAGGACGAGCTCCGCAAGGTGGCGGACGCGACGGGCGGCGAGCGGCAGGTATTCCTCGCCAAGCATCTGAACGTCGAGATCGGGCTCCGGCTGTCGAACAACCGCTGGGGCGGGGCCGACTACTGGGAAGGCGCCGCGGACCCCACGCTGGTCTCGCTGGAGGAACTGCTGGAGCGGTCGGAGGTCGCGACGTGCGGGATCGACGGCGGCGGTCTGGACGACCTGTTCGGCCTCTCGGTGATCGGACGCTGCAGGAAGACCCGAGACTGGCTGAACTGGTCGAAGGGCTGGGCCCACGACGTCGTTCTGGAGCGCCGCAAGGACATCGCCTCCGTGCTGCGGGACTTCGAGCGATCGGGCGATCTGGTGATCTGCTCTGATCCGATGGAGCCGGTCCGGCAGGCGGCGGAAGCGGTCGAACAGGTGATGCTCGCGGGCCTCCTGCCCGAGAAGCACGGGGTCGGGCTGGACCCCTACGGTGTGGCGGCGCTGATCGACGAACTGGCCGAGCGGAACATCGAGGGCGAGATGCTCGCGGCGGTCCGTCAGGGCTCGGCCCTGTCGCCGGCGACCTGGGGGACGGAGATCAAGCTCAAGAACGGCACCTTCTGGCATTCGGGCTCTCGCCTGATGGCCTGGTGCGTCGGCAACGCGAAGGCCGAGGTCCGGGGCGGCGCCGTGCTGATCACGAAGCAGAGCGCCGGCCGGGCCAAGATCGACCCGCTCGTGGCGATGTTCAACGCGGCCATGCTGATGAGCCGGAACCCAGAGCCGAAGGGGGCGGGATGGAACGACTACCTCGCCAGCCTGGGGGTTCAGGGATGAACCTGAAGGCGCTGTGGCCCTTCGGCCGGAAGTCGGCCGAGCCGGTCGTCCGGGTTCTAAACCTGACAGAGCCGGACGGCTGGCCGGTGGAGCGCACCTATTCGGGGGCGGACGTCACCGAGTCGTCAGTGCTGGCGCTGTCGGCGGCGTGGGCCTGCGTGAACCTGCTGGCGGGCACGATCGCGTCGCTGCCGCTGATGGTCTACCGGACCGACGCCAAGGGCCGGCGGGAAGTGGCGCGGGATCACCCGCTCTACCGGATCCTCCACGACAGCCCGAACTACGACCAGACGGCGATGGACTTCTGGGAGGGCGGCGTCGCGGCGCTGGAGTTGCGCGGCAACATGCACGCCCGCAAGGAGGTCTCCGGTGGGCGCCTGGTGGCGCTTCATCCGGTCTGGAACCCGACCGTCACCCGGATGTCGAACGGATCGCTTCGCTACCGCTGGACGGAGAACGGCAAGAGCTACGACGAGCCGCAGGAGAGCGTTCTCCACGTCCGCGGTTTCGGCGGTTCGCCGCTGGGCGGTCTTTCGACACTGACGTATGGCCGGCAGGTGTTTGGCCTCTCGGTGGCGGCCAATCAGGCGGCCGGGTCGATGTTCGCCAACGGCGTCCGATCGACGGGCGTGCTGACCGCCGGCGGCCCGCTCACGAAGGAGCAGTTCGACGAAACCGAGCGCCGCCTCGGGGAGAAGTTCTCCGGCGCCATGAACGCCGGCCGCCCGATGCTGCTGGCGCAAGGCATGTCGTGGCAGCAGATCACCATGACCCCGGAAGACGCTCAGATGCTGGAAAGCCGGGCTTTCAGCGTCGAGGAAGTCTGCCGGCTCTACGGCGTGCCGCCGCACATGATTGGCCACACCGAGAAGTCGACGAGCTGGGGCACGGGTCTGGAGCAGCAGACCATCGGCTTCGTGAAATTCACGCTCCGCAAGCGCCTGAAGCGGATCGAACAGGCGCTGGAGAAGCAACTGCTGACCGCTGTGGAGCGGGCGCAGGGCTACCGGATCGAGTTCAACCTGGAGGGGCTGCTTCGCGGCGACAGCGGCGGCCGGGCCTCCTTCTATCAGTCGGCGCTGACCAACGGGTGGATGACGATCAACGAGGTCCGGGCGCTGGAGAACATGGCCCCTGTGGAGGGCGGGGACACGCCCCGGATGCAGATGCAGAACGTCCCGATCACTGAGGCCGGCCAAGCGCCGGCGCCTGCGGCCGAGGAGGCCTAGATGCTGCGGATCAAGAGCGGCCTCGCGGGGCTGGATACGAAGAACAGCGGCCTGCCGCTGGGTGTGAAGGCGGTTGGAGACGACGGCGTAATCGAGGGTTACGCCTCGGCCTTCGGCGTGGTCGACAGCTACAACGAGGTTGTGGAGCCGGGCGCGTTCACCGCATCTCTGGTGGAGTCGAAGCGCAAGGGCCGCTCGATCAAGATGCTCTGGCAGCACGACTCGACCCAGCCCATCGGGGTCTGGGACGATCTGGCTGAGGACAGCAAGGGTCTCTGGGTCAAGGGCCGCATCCTCAAGGACGCGTCGAAGCTGGCGGCCGAGGCGTATGGCCTTCTCAAGGGTGGGGCGCTGGACGAACTGTCCATCGGCTACCGGACCGTCCAGACGGCCCCGCACGACGACAAGCAAGGCGTCCTGCGGCTGCTCAAGCTGGATCTGCGAGAGGTCAGCCTCGTGACCTTCGGAGCGCTGGGCCGGGCGGCTCGCGTGACCGACGTGAAGAGCATTCTGGAAGGCGGCGATCTGCCGACCGTCCGACAGTTCGAGGAGCACCTGCGGGAAGCAGGGTTCCCGAAGAGCCTTGCCGCGGCAATCGCCGCCAAGGCGACGCCGTGTCTTCGGGGGGAGCCCGAGGCGAAGGCGGTTGATGCGCTGGAGTTCCTTCGGGCTCTGCGCGCCTAACCCGCCTGACCGCTTCGGCGGCAGGCTCCACACCCCCCTCTGAAAATCGAAAGGAGCTTGCCATGAGCGAGCAAAAGACCGCTGCCGAACTGGCGGCCGAGTTCAAGTCGGACTTCGACCAGAAGCTCGACACCGTGAAGGCGCTGGCCGAGAAGGCCGTCGCCGAAGCCCAGAAGGGCGTCGACGCCTCGGCCTCCCAGAAGGAGACCATCGACGGCGCCCTGACCGCCATGAACGAAGCGAAGGCCCGTCTCGACGAGCTGGAGCAGAAGATGGCGCGCGGCGGCGGCTCGGACGACGAAGCCGTCCAGTCGATCGGCGAGCAGTTCATCAACTCCGATGGCTTCAAGGCCTTCCAGGAGTCGGGCTTCTCGAAGGGCGCCCGCGCCGGCGACATGCAGATCAAGGCCACCCTGACGTCGGCGACGACGGACGCGGCGGGCTCGGTCGGCGACGCCGTCAACCAGACCCGCCTGCCGGGCATCCTGCCGCTGCCGCAGCGCCGGCTGACCGTGCGCGACCTGCTCTCGCAGGGCCGCATGGACGGCTCGACCCTCGAGTACGTCAAGGAGACCGGGTTCACCAACTCGGCCGCCCCTGTCGCCGAGGGCGCCGCCAAGCCGGAGTCGGACCTGAAGTTCGACCTCGAGACCACCTCGGCCAAGGTCATCGCCCACTGGATGAAGGCCTCGCGCCAGATCCTGAGCGACGTGTCGCAACTCCGGTCGACCATCGACCAGCGCCTGCTGTACGGCCTGGCCTACGTCGAGGAGCAGCAGCTCCTGAACGGTGACGGGACCGGCCAGAACCTGAACGGGATCATCCCGCAGGCGACGGCCTACTCGGCTCCGATCACCCTGTCCTCGCCGACCAGCATCGACCTGATGCGTCTGGCGATGCTGCAGGCGGCGCTGGCCGAGTACCCGGCGACCGGCCACGTGATGCACCCGTCCGACTGGGCCTTCATCGAGACCCTGAAGGACAGCGAGGGCCGGTACATCATCGGCAACCCGCAGGGCACGATCACGCCGACCCTCTGGAGCCTGCCGGTCGTGGCCACGCAGGCGATCTCGGTCGACAAGTTCCTGACCGGCGCCTTCAAGCTGGGCGCCCAGGTGTTCGACCGCTGGGATGCTCGCGTCGAGACCGGCTACGTGAACGACGACTTCACGAAGAACCTGGTCACCATCCTCGCCGAAGAGCGTCTGGCCCTGGCCGTGTACCGGCCGGAAGCCTTCATTTTCGGTGATTTCGGGCGCGTTTCGTAGTAGCCTGACGGGGTGATTTCCCGCCCTTGTTCTGTCTGTAGCAACCCCATCGTCGGACGGTCTCCGAAGGCAACAACCTGCGGGACGGTCTGCTACAATGAGTGGCGGCGACAGAAGAGGGCGAGGGCGGGAGCCTCAATCATCGGAGCGGCGATGGTCTGTAAGGAGTGCGGCGCGCCGTTCACGAAGACCCACAAACGACAGTTCTACTGCCCGCCATGCACAGCCCTTTCGGCGCGTGACTACCTGCCCTCCCAAAGGGCGAGGGTAATCGCCTATCAGTCGGCCCGGAACAAGGAGCGGCGAGAGCGCCTGCCAGCCGTCTCGCTTCACGAGCGGATGTCGGCGGGGATCAAGAACAGCTTAGGAAGCGGCAAGGCCGGCCGCTCATGGGAAGCCCTAGCGGGCTTCACCGTCGCCGACCTAATCGCTCATCTAGAGCGCCAGTTTCTGCCCGGCATGAGTTGGGCTAATCGCGGTCAATGGCACATCGACCACATCGTGCCGGTGTCAAGTTTCGAATTCACCACGCCAGACTGCCCCGGCTTTAAGGCCGCGTGGGCGCTGACGAACCTCCGCCCCCTCTGGGCGACAGAGAACATCCGAAAAAGTGCCAAGCGCACCCACCTGATCTGATCGGCCGCAGGGGTCGATCCGCAAGGAGGCCCCAATGTCCGACAAGTTCAAGGTTCGTCGCCAGCACCTCGGCGACCGCATGTACATGCCCGGGATGACCCGCGAGGTCGCCGCCGGCACGGTGAAGCACCTCGTCGCCAACGGCGTGCTGGAGCCGATGAAGGAGAAGGCCGAGGCCGCGCCGAAGAACAAGGCCGAGCCGAAGGCCGCGAACAAGAAGGCCTGACGATGAGCGTCGTCGTCGTCACCCCGCCCTCGCCCGCGATCGATCTGGACACCGTGAAGGCTCATCTGCGGGTGGACTTCAGTGACGACGACACGCTGATCCAAGCGTATGTCGACGCCGCGGTCTCTCACATCGACGGACCACGGGGGAGCCTCGGTCGCGCGATCTGGACGCAGACGCTGGAGCTGCGCCAGAACGTGTTTGGCACCGAGGTGCGCTTGCCCTACGGGCCGGTCCAGTCGGTGACGTCGATCAAGTACGTCGACAGCGACGGCGCCGAGCAGACGCTGGCGGAAGGTCAGTACATTCTGACGAACGACGGGGTTGTGGCGCTGGCTCACAACGCCTCGTGGCCGACCCTGCGTGGCGATGCTGAGGGCGTCCGGGTCCGCTATGTGGCTGGGTTTCCGACCGTGCCGCAATCGGTCATTTCGGCTGTGCTGATGATGGTCGCGCACTGGTACAGCAACCGCGACGCTGTGGTGATCGGTCAGACCGCGCAGGAAATGCCTATGGGGGCGCAGGCCCTCCTCGCCCAGTTTCGCTCGTGGATGGTCTAGGGGCGGTCGGCCTCGTCATCGGCGGCTCGCCTGCCGTATGGGAGGAGTTTGCGGCGGCGCAGGCGCTCGTCGGAGATCGCGCTCACGAGGTAATCGCCACCAACCACGCCGGGCGGCTCTTCGGTGGCGACATCGACGCTTGGGTGACGCTGCACCCCGAACTCTTCGAGCCGTGGCGCGAGGAACGGGCCCGGGCGCGGCTCAATACGGACTATCGGGCGCTGGTCTACGCCGGCAGGAAGGCGGTTTCCGGGACGGAGCCCTACCGCCAACGGTGGAACGGCTCATCCGGCCTGTTCGCGGCGCAACTGGCCCTTGAGGTGCTGGGCTGCGCCGGCGTCATCCTCTGCGGCGTGCCTCTCGAGCGCGAGGCCGGACACTTCCAAACACCCGGCGCCTGGAAGATGGCGGACCATTACCGGGAGGCGGCGCTCAAGGCCAAGGCCGAGGGCGCTCCAATCCGGTCGATATCCGGCTGGACCGCGGACCTGTTCGGGCGGCCGGACGAGGAGTGGCTGGCGAGCCTTGGGCTCGGGCCGGCGCAGACGAAACAGCGGATCAGACGAGCCCCGGAGGCGACGATGCGGATCAAGATGCTCAAGACGCACAACTTCGTGCCTGCGGAGGAGCGCCGCATGGCGGTGAAATACCTCGACGGGCAGGAATACACGGTCAAGCGGGCGTGGGGCGAGGCGATGGTGGCCGAGGGTGTCGCCAAGGAAGTGAAGTCGCCGCCGAAGCCGGAAGCCGATGCCTGACGTTCTGGACGCCCGTGTCCGGTTCGACAGCCGGGCGGTGGACGCCAACGGCGACCCCTTGGGGGAATGGGCCGAAGGCTTCACGGTCTGGGCGCGCGTCCAGTATCTCCGGGGCTCTGAAAGCGCGGTCTCCAACCGGATCGAAGGTCGCCAGCCCGTGATGATCGACGTGCGGGAGAACAGCCAGACCCGGACCATCACCAACGCCATGCGGGCGGTAGTCGTGTCGGGGCGCGGGGTGCGCGGCGGGACGGAACTGAACATCAATGCCGTGGCGCCGGGGCAGGACCCGGGGTTCATCAACATTCTGGCGACGGCCGGCGGGGCGGTGGGCTGATGGCCTTCACCAACCGGGACCGACTGCGTCGGAAGATGAAGGCCATCCCGGTCGAGGTGAAGAAGGCCGCCCGCGAGCAGCTGAAGAAGAACGCCGAGGAACTGGTCGAGACGCAGAAGCGGTTCGCCGCGGCCTCCTTCAAGGACCCGACCGGCAAGCTGCAGTCCGGCATCAAGCAGCAGGACGTGTCGGACAGCACCCGGATCAGCCGAAAGGTCAGCGCCAGCGCGAAGGATGAGAAGGGCCGGGACTACGCCGCCTGGGTGGAGTTCGGGACCTCAAAGAGCGAGGCGGCGCCGTACTTCTGGCCCGCGTACCGGCTGGCGAGGCGCAAGTTCAAGGCCCGCATGACCCGCGCGGCGAAGAAGGCGCTGCAGGAGGCGGTGAAGTGAGCGACATCACCACTGCCCTGCGGGTTTCCGCCGAAGCCGCGGCTCGGGCGAGCGCGCTGGTCGTCGCGGCCTTCGCGCCGTCGAACGTGCGTCTCTACCCTCTTGCGGCCCCGACCAACCCGACCTTTCCCTACGTGGTCTTCCGGGTCGAAGTCATCGGAGACGACACCGAATGCGCGGAGGGGGCCGAGGCCTACCTGCTCGCCGACGTCTACGCCCGGTCCGGGACCTATCTGGAGAGCGTCCAGAAGGCCGAGGCCATCGCCGGCGCGCTCCGCAAGGTCTGGACGGCGCCGCTCACACTGGACGGTCATGTGATCGACGAGTGGGAGTTCGAGGGCGACCGACCGATCGGAGACCCGGACGTCCTGACGGAGCATCGCAACCTCCGCTTCCGCTACCTGACCACGGCCACGGCCTAGGTCACCCCTTCTCGGAAACGAGATCACCCCGCCGCCTTCGGGCGGTTTTTTCATGCCTGAAGGAGGCCAGAAATGGCGCAAGTCAACTACACGCGCGGGGTCAAGCTCGTGCTCAAGGTCGGGGACGGCGCGTCCCCCGAAGTCTTCACCGCGCTCTGCACGGTCAACGCCGAACGGGGCATCAGCTTCGATGGCACCTTCCGGGACGAGGTGATCCCGGACTGCGCCGATCCGGACCTGATGGCCTGGGTGGCGCGCGAGGCCGAAAGCCTGTCGGTCGGCGTCACGGGCGGCGGCATGTCGGCCAAGGAAGACGTCAACACGCTCTGGACCTGGTGGTCGTCGGGCGAGTCGAAGAACGTCCAGATCATTCTGGACGACGCGACCGCGGCGAACGTCGTCACCTTCGAGGGCGCCTTCAAGCTCACGCAGTTCGATCTGTCGGGCAACCGCGGCGAGAAGGTCGGGTCGACGCTGACCCTCGCCTCCGACGGCGAGGTGACGGCCGAGTTCGGCGCCAACGTCGGCGGCAGCTGATGAGCCGAGCGGCAGAGGTCAGTCTGCTCTGGGGAGGCGAGGAGCGGCTCTTTCGCCTCCCCATCGGCCGCATCCGCGCTGTTCAGGAGAAGTGCGACGCTGGCCTGCCCGAGCTTCTCCGTCGCTACATCACGCAGGCGTGGATGATCGACGACGTGCGCGAGGTCATCCTGCAAGGCCTGATCGGCGGCGGACTGGACAACCAGACGGCCACGAAGGCCGTCCTCGCCTATTTCGACGACACCCCGATCCAGCCGCATGTCACCGTGGCGCAAGCCATCGTCGCCGCCGCAATCGTGGGGGTGGATGACGAAGACCTGGGGGAGCCGGAGGGGGAGGAGACGGAGAGCCGCCCCTCCCCCGAGGAAAACTCCGCTTCGCAGCCTTCTACGGAACCGGCCAAGCAGTCGGAATGACCCCGCGCGAGGTCGATGACTGTTCCCTCTGGGAGTTCGGCGCGGCGGTGCAGGGCTGGAACCGGGCCAACGGCGTCGAGGGCAAGCCGAAGAGCCTGTCCGAAGACGAGCACGACGCTCTGATGCGGAAATACGCCTAGCCGCGCTTCATCTGTTCGAGGATCAGCGCCAGCCAGCCGGAGATGAAGGCCCCCACGCCGAACATCCCGAACAGCAGGCGCTGGTTCATCAGGTCGTTGTTGGCGAGCGCGCTGTAGAGCCCGCTCGGGTCCGCGACAGTGACGTTCATCGTCGCCGCCCAGACCATCATCAATAGTCCGGCCCCGATCAGGGCTCGACCAATCCACACCATGTCCGCCTCCGTCCTCGCGACAGGGTTAGGCGCGCTCGACCAGTGAGGCAACATGGCCCGTGACGTTGAGAGCCTCGTCCTCCGCATGTCGGCGGACATCAGGAGCATGGAGAAGCAGCTCCAGAAGGCGCAGGGCTCGTTCGACCGCACGGCCAACAACATCGAGCGCCGGCAACGCCAGCTCGACCGGAACCTCGCCAATCTGGGCCGAGAGGCGGGCAACTTCGCCCGCCCGGTGCAGATCGCGGCAGGGCTGGCGCTGGGGGCCCTGACCGCACTGTCGTATCAGGCCGCCAAGCGGGCCGAGGCGGTCAATGGCGCCTTCGAGCAGACCTTCCGCGACATGCCGCAGCAGGCGGCGCAAGCCACCGCGCAGATCGCCGAGGAGTTCGGCCGCCTCGAGACGGACGTGAAGGACAACTTCACGCAGATGCGGTCGGTCCTGGTGGCGCTGGGGGTGGATGCCAACCAGTCGCTGGCCCTCGTGGACCAACTGCAGCGCCGCTCGCTGGACATTGCCGCCTTCCGGGACGTGTCGGACGCCGAGGCCTTCCGGGCCGTGATTTCGGGCCTGACGGGCGAGACTGAGCCGCTGAAGCGCTTCGGCATCGTCTTGAACGAGACGGCGGTGAAGGCCGAACTGCTGCGCCTCGGGTTCAAGGGCAACGCCCAGCAGGCGAGCGAAGCGGCCAAGGTCATCGCCCGCTCCAACATCATCCTGCGCCAGTCGGCAGAGATGCACGGGCAGGTGGCGCGCGAGAGCGACACGCTGGCCGAGCAGGAGAAGCGAACCCGAGCGGAATTCACGAAGGCGGCCGAGGACTTCGGCCGAACCTTCCTTCCGGTCGCCGCCAAGGTGCTGCAGTGGGCGTCCGACGCCCTGAAGGCCTTTAACGACCTCCCGAGCGGGGTTCAGACCGCCGGCCTCGCCCTTCTGGCGTTCGTCGCTGCATCTGGCCCTGTTGGGGCGGCGATCTCCGGACTTCGTTCGCTGATCGCGGCTGCAGTCGCGGCTCGCGCGGCTCTGGCGGCTGTTGCGGTATCCTCTGGTGCGGCGGGCGCCGGTGGAGCGGCCGCAGCCGCCGGGGCGGGCGCTCGCCTTGTGCCGGGCGTGGGGACGGCCGCCGCGGTCCTGTCGCTCTCCGGAGACAGCCGCGCGCCCGATCTGGACGCCACCATTCGGCAGCGGGAGCGCGAGGTCGCCCGCCAGCGCAACGCGACGCTCCGGGCGCAGCTTCAAGCTGACCTCGAAGGCCTCTATCGCGAACGTGCCCGCCGCATGGCCGAACTGGAGGGGGCGGCGTTCTCTGCGGCGGCCAGCGACCCGGCGGCGGTAGCGGACCGGGAGGCGCGGGCGGCGCTCGACAATCTCGGCGACTTCGGCCTGTCGGACGCCCAGCGGAGCGGGACCGGCGTTCCCACACGGGGCGGTGGAAGCCGGGGCGGCGCCGGGGACGCAGAACGCATCGCAGCGGCCCGCGCGGCGCTGACCCTGGAACTGGCCATCGCCCAAGCACGCGCGACCGGTGATGAAGCCCTGATCCGTGCGGCGGAGGAGCGCGAGGAACTGGCGCGGCTCACCCAGCAATACGAGGCGGCCGGCTACGCTGACGCACAGGACCGCGCAACGCAGCACCTTGCCCTGATCAACCAGGCAACGGCCCTCACCGAGGAGCGGGAGGCCGCGGAAGAGCGCATCGACCTCATTCTCGAGGGCCGCGAGCGGCAGATGCAGCGCGAGGCGGACTACGCCCAGCTGGTGACGGAGCAAACCCTCGACCGGCTCGGGTATGAGGCCCAGCTGGCCCGCCTCGGCGGCAACGAGGGAATGATCCGCGACGCTGAGCGCCGCCTGTTCATCGAGGAGCGGTCGCTGGAAATCCTTCGGCTGCGGTTGGCCCTGACGAAGGAACAAGCCGCGGCGATGGCGGGCGCGGAGTGGGATGAACTCGACCGGACCGAGGCCGGCGCGGACATGGCCCGCTCCATCGTGGACGTCCTCCGTTCGGACAACATCTGGGAGGAGGCCGGGCGCCGGTTCAAGGACGCGGCATGGGACGGGATCGAGCAGCTCCTGTCGCAACTGTTCGCCCAGATGGGCGGCGGCGGAAAGGGCGGCGGTGGGTTTGACTGGATCAACGCTGCGGCTGCGATCTTCAGCGGCGGCCGTAAGGCTGCGACGGGCCGCTCAGGTGTAACCGCCGGCTACCCCGTCCTCGTGGGCGAGAAGCGTCCGGAGGTGTTCGTCCCGTCCGTCTCCGGGTCGATCATCCCGAGCGTCAACGCGGCGATGGCCGGGGCGCAGCAGAAGCAGGGGGGCCTTCAGCGGGTGCTGGTCGAGTTGGCGTTGAAGACCGACATGCTGGACGCCCGGATTGATGGACGGGCGACGCCCATCGCCAAGGCCGCCAGCGCGCAGATGGGCCAGACGGTGCTCGCGACCTCCCGCCGGGCCGCGCCCGCGCTCGACCAACGCCGACGCCGACTGGGGACCACCTGATGGACTACTGGCCGCGCACGCTTTTCCCCGCCCTCGAGGTTCGCTGGCGGCTGATGCACCGCACGATCCAGGGCGGCATCCCGGTGGAGTTGGGGCCCCGGGTGGCCGGGACCACGGGGGGCGGGCTCTGGGTCTGCGAAATGTCGGGGATCTGGCTCCGCACGCGCGACCAGATCAAGACGGCCCGTGCTCTGGACGCCCTGCTGGACGGCGGGCTGACGGAGATCGTCGTCGGCGGCTGCGAGAGCGCCTTCGCCACATGGGCGGCTCCGACCGAGCCGGTGCCGCACAGCGACGGCACGCCGTTCGACGACGGAAGCTTCTACGCCGGCGCATCTCCCACTGGGACGGTGGCGGAGGATGCGGCGCTGAGGGCCACGACGCTGGTCCTCACCCTTCCGGACGGGGCGACACTGACCGGCGGCGAGGCGCTGTCGATCAAGCACACCGTCCGGGGCGAGCGGCGATACATCGTGACCCGGGTCGGCGAAGGTGGGGCAGTCACCATCCGTCCGCCGCTCCGGGAGGCCGTGACTGCGGGAGCAGAGGTCGACTTCGCGACCGGCGCCTGCGTCATGCGGCTGGCCAACGCCGACGACTTCTTCTCTGCCATTCGGCTGGGGCGCTTCGGCGACCTCGCGCCGGTGTTCGTGGAGGCGTTCTGATGCTGCCCGAACAGGCGGCGGCGATGTCGGCGCTGGGCGCGCCGCGCTGGTCGGTATTCTTCTACATGGAGTGCGCCACGGAGCCGGTGCGGGCATGGCTGGGGGTGGGTGACTACCAAGTCGCGGCGGACGACGTCGACGAGACCGGAGGGACCTATCTCGGCATCGGCATGGTCGGGGATGTTCCCGCCCTTCGCCAGCTGGTCGGCGGTCTGGCGGAGCGGGTCGAGTTCACCCTGAACGGGGCAGACGAGACCACCTTCGCGCTGGCGGACGACCAGGTCGCTGAGGTGCGCGGCGCCCCCGTCCACGTCGGGGTCGTGTTCTTCGACGAGGACTGGCAGGAGGTCGCTCCTGTCGCGTGGCTCTGGGAGGGGACGGCTGACCAGCCGGGCGTCGACCGCGACGGGCAACTCGGCCGGCGCGTCACTCTGTCGGTCGGCTCTGCCTTCACCGACCGAACCCGTCCTCAGCTGGCCTTCTACACCCCGGCGGACCAGAAGCGCCGCAGCCCGACCGACACCTTCTGCGATCGCGTGCCGGCCTACGGGGTGGACAGCACGATCCAGTGGCCGGGGCCGGGCAAGTAGGGTGCTCGAGCAGTTTCTGGATGACATGGCCCGTCGGCCCTTCCGCGACGGGGAGGCAGACTGCGTCCTGACGGTGGCCGACTGGGTGGTGCTGAACGGACATCCCGACCCCGCCGAGCCCTTCCGGGGCCGATACCGCACCGCATTGGGCCGTGAGCGCATCGTCAGGCGCGAGGGCGGGATGCTGGCGGTGATGGATGCCGGGGCGGAGCGGGCTGGCCTGCAGCCCACGGAAAACCCGCTCCGGGGCGACGTGGGGCTGGTCGAAATGGCGGGTCGTCGTTTGGCCGCGATCTGCACCGGTGCGCTCTGGGCGGCCAAGGGCGAGGGCCTGACGGTCGGTGCGGCGGAAGTTCTGAAGGCGTGGAGGGTCTGAATGCCGCAAGCCATTCCGGCCGCCGCAGCCGCGGTCGCCAGCGCGTTCGCCACGGCTGGAACGGTCGCCTACACGACCATCTACCTCGCGACCTACACCCTGCTCACCGTCGGCGTGACGGTCGGCCTCAACTCGCTCGCCCGCGCCCAGGTCCCGGAGCCGGAAGCCCAGAAGATCACGCGCAAGCAACCTCGCCCGGTCCGCGTGGTGGCCGTCGGCGGCTCCTCGCGGATGTCGGGCGCCTACATGCTTCGGGAGACGACGCAGAACAAGCTGGGCGTGGTCATCGCGATCTGCGAGGGCCGGCTGGAGAGCATCGACCGCATCTACCTGAACGACGACCGCGTGACCCTGTCGGGAGGGTTCGTGCAGGGGATGGCGAATGAGAAATACGGCACCGGCGACCTGATCCGTCTCGACACGCGGATGGGCGAGCCGACGGAGACCCACTACTCGTTCCTGACCGCTGACTTCGGCTCCCAGTGGCCGACGACCGCGCGGGGTGACGGGATCGCCTCCCTCGCCTTCCTCGCGCAACATCGGTCGAAGGAGAGCTTCGGCCGCCACTTCCCCCATGTCGAGCCCATCCCGTCCGTGGCCGGAACCCCGGTCTGCTACGACTGGCGCGACGAGACGCAGGACCGCGAGGACGAAAGCACCTGGAAGGCCTGTGACAACCCCGTCGTCTGGGCGGTGCATCTGGAGTGGTATCGGTTCGGACGGTCATGGGATCGCTGCATCGCCCCGGTTCTGGCCCAGCTGACGGCGGAGGCCGACGACTGCGACACGACGGTGGCGCTCAAGGCCGGCGGGACGGAGAAACGCTACCGTCTGGCGGGCAACTACCCCATCAACACCGAGCCGAAGGCGGTCCGGGAAGCTGTCCTGTCGACGATGGACGGCTGGCTGTCGGTGAACGGCAAGGGCCATCTGGTCGTGAAGTCGGGCCGCTACGTCGAGCCGACCTTCACCATCACGGGCGAACATATCGAGGGCTACAGCTGGAAGGCGTTCCAGGCTGACGAGGAGTCGGTCAACGAGCTGGCGGTCTCCTACGTCTCGCCGGATCAGGACTACACCGAGATCGAGGCCGGGGTCTGGCGCGACGAAAGCGACATCACTGAGCGCGGTCTGGTCAGGTCGGAAAACCTCGCCCTGACGTGGGTGTTCAGCCGGTCGCAGGCGATGCGGCTGGCCAAGCGCATGATGACGCGCGTGAACGCCCCTCGCCGGGGGCAAATCCGGACCGGCATCTACGGCCTGAACGGGCTGGGCGAGCGCTACATCCGGGTCCAGAACCCGGACCTCGCCTCGATGACGGACGTGGTCTGCGAGGTGATGAACGTCGAGGTCGACTTCGCCAACTCTCAGGTGGTGTTTGACGTCATCCTGGCCGATGAGGACATCGACGCGTGGGACCCGGAGGAGGAGGAAGGCGAGCAGCCCGACCCCGTCACTCGCCCGCCCGGCGACCCTGCCGAGACAGAGCCGGCGCGGACCCTGACCGGCCGGACGGTCGCCTATCCCACGAGCGCCACCCACGACACGATCACCATCGTGACCTTCGACGGCATCCTGCCGGACGGGACCAACGTCACCATCCCGGCGGGGTCGATCACGGGCCTCGACGAACTGACCAACTACGGCGTGTTCTGGAAGGACGGAACGGGCTTCGAGGCCGAGGAATATCCAGCGTCCGGCCACATGGCGACGGGTTCGTGGATCTTCATCGGCTGGCAGGCGACCGCGGACACAGCGACCGGCACTGAGTACCCGACTCCTCCGACTCCTCCGGGCGGATGGGGCGGCGGAGGGGGCGGTAGCTCTGAGGTTTCCGCCCAGGCGCTCGCCACCGGCGTGGCGAAGTTCCAGGCCTTGAACATTGGCGGGGACAACAAGGCCGGGTTCCTGAACAAGGTCTCCGGTGACGCGCTGGCCGATCCGACCGGGCTCGCCGCCGATGTGGTGGAAACTGGCACGGTTCTGCAGGGCGCCGTGACGCCCTACTTCTCAGCCGTGACGACGGGTGCACTGCTCTGGTCCTCGGAGTCGACCGAGAAGAGCGTGCAGACCGTGGTCGTCGACGTCGCGCGCGGCGCCGTGCGGATTTCGGCGTCGATCAATGTGACCTTCGACTCCGTGGCGAGCGCCGCGACGACGGGGACGCTGCACCTCTACCGCGACGGGGTTGAGATCACCGAAGCGGCGGTCCCGATCTCGAGCGTCATTTCGTCCGGCTCGAACTGGATTTTCCCGCCACAGTGGTCGCTTGAATACCTCGACACGCCTCCGCCCGGGATTGGCATCGAATACGAGATCACGTTCGAACCGGGTGCTGTGAACAACGGCCAGGTCTCGCGCCGCGCCCTGTTCGTGTTGCCGCTGGAGGGCTGACCATGCGCGTGGCGGTCTATGAAACGGCAACGGGGACCATTCGCCGGATCGTCGTCTGTCCGGATGCGGCGGCGGCGTACCAGCAATCCCGAGCCGGCGAGGCGGTCGTGCCCGTCGGGCCTGAGGTGAGCGACGCCACGCACCGCATCGAAAACGGCGAGCCCCTTTCGCTGACCTGACGGCCCTGGCCGCCCTCCCCGCAATTCAAGGTGATTTCGCATGGCTGATGCGGCGTCGATCAAGGCCGGCCTTCTGGCGACTTTCCGCGACTTTGAAGTCGCCGGAGTGCCGGCTGCAGGCCTCAACGAACCTGACAAGGCGGCCATTCGAACCTGGCTGGCGGCCCTTGTGGATCTGGCCGCGGTGGCCGGGACCACGAAGGTGGTCGAGACGGTCGCAGATCTGGCGTCTCTTTCGCCATCGGAGGTCGGGGAGCGCGCGGAGGTCCGGGCAGACCCGGCGGGCGATGTCGTCGACGGGAACGGCGTCTACGGCTGGAGCGGTTCGGCATGGGTCTGGATCAGCGACCTTGTCCCCGCGAGCGTCCTCGACGGCGTGGCTGCCGATGCCGATCGAGCCGAGACCGCGGCGGCCTCGGCATTGAACCGGGTGGCGTACATCGCGCCGCTCGCGACACGCACGCCCATACAGGGCCTTCGCGAGAGGTTCACGCGTGACGCGACGGTGAGCGGTCGGCATGGAGGGGACCCGGGGACGTTCTCATCGGTCGCCAACGTCGACTCCGCCTATCTCCGGTCGAACTACGGCTACCCGAACGCACTCGGCATCTACGGGAAGACCACGGACGTGGCGGGCGCCTCCCAGCCTCGAGGCGGTTTCTCCGCGACCGCAGACGAGCTGGTCGAGATGGGTGTCACCCCCGACGACACGACCCCGCCCAAGATCGATGCGCGGGGGATGATCCTGCTGCAGGACGGCGGCGACCGGAACCAGACCGCGGCCAGCAGCAACAATGGCAGCGGGCAGATGTACGTCATCCTGCGCTATGCAGGCGCCGGCGCGGCCCTGACCCCGGAACCCAACCCGGCGACCGATGTCGTCTGGACCGGAACCGGGACGGCACCCAGCGCTTCCGGGTCGATCAGCCATCCGTCAGCCGTGGCAGACGCTCGCTTCGCCGGCTCAACCGCCACCATGAGCTTCACCGCCGGGGTGAAGAAACAGTACCTGCGGAGCAACGTCCCGGTCCCGGCAACCTTCAACAGCCAGGACCTGACCGGCGTCATCGTCTACTTCATCGGCCTGACCATCAACGCGGGCATCTCGCGGCTGGACGTGATGGCGGACGTGGTGCCGGGGGGGACGGTGTCGGGCACCGCAAGCTACCTGAACCTGCCAGAGGATCAGCCTGAGGCGGGTCTCAGCTACGACGGAGCCGCCGATGTGGTAGCGGTCTCCGACGGCTCGCAGTTCCGCTACGTGCGAACGAGGTTCGAAGACCGCGCCCTTGTGCAGCGCTTCGAGGTCGACATCGCCCCGACCGACAACAACGGCCTCTGGGACCACGAAGGAGCCCGGCTGGTCGACGCCGATCTCGACATGGGCCTGTTTCCGAGCCTGTGGGCGGTTACGCCCTCGCCGTCAGAAGACGCCATCTACGGCGGCGGGGACGTGACCGAGCCCTACCGGATCAACGGCCAATGGCTGGCGGGCGGCCACGGCCTCCCCTGCCGCAACCTGACCATCACGGCGCACAGTATGCGCGTGGGCTCGGTCTGGAGCGACGGCGTCCGTGAGTGGGTGGTCGCGACGGTCCCCGATGCGAACACGGTGCAGGTCGTCAGCCAGCCCGGCGGCACGGACGCGGTGTGGAGCTTCTACACCGGGGCGATGAACGGCACGACGCTGACCCATGTGTCGGGCAACCTGACCACGACCGACCGGACCGTCTCGGCCGATGCGTCGGGGCAGGTCTGGCCGTTCGTCCGGTCTCGCTCCGTCGAAATCATGCTCGATGATCAGGACGCGGAGCCGGAGGGACTCTACACCGGCTCTGTGCTTCGCTTCCGCGAGCGCTACGTCCTGCCGAACCCGAAGAAGGCGGTCGAATACATCATCGCCAACGTCGGCGACGCGGACAACTCGATCATCCACGAGGACATCGACGGGCAGATCGAGTTCGGCGTCGTCCACGAGATCGACTGGACCGGCAACGTCAGGGGCGTCCTGACCGCCTACGACCTGATCGGCTACGACCCGGTGCAATGGAACGCCGCTCAGCCCAAGAAGCTGGGGATCAATGGCGGCCAGACGCTGGAAGTCTTCGTTCCCGGCTCGCTGGCCATCGGCGCCGACGACTTCGAGGCGGGTGTCGATGTAACCGTCGCTCCGGCCTCGGAGTTCGAGTTCACGGCGGCGCAGCGGGCGGATCCTGCCGTTCCGGTAACGACGGCCGTCTACATCGCCAGCCTTGCGGGTGCGCCGCGGCTCGGCATGTTCACGACCCTCGACGACACCATGGGACAGGGCCTCCCGGCCACGCGCGTCAGCCAGGCCACCGACCTGCGCATCACCACGTCGCTAAAGACCTATCTCTACGCCGGCGACCTGAATACCGCGACGGGAGCCGGGACGCTCCATGAGGCGGCCGGGATCACCGGCTTCTTCGACCCCTCGTTGGACCCCGACCTGACCTGGAACTTCGTGGTCAGGAAGTCGGCCGGCTGGCGGCAGATCGCCCGCGCGCCCGGTGCGTTGGCGGACCACTGGGTTGCGGTGGACAAGCGGTTCATCGGTCAGCCGGTTACGCTGGTCCGGGGTGGCGCCGTGGCGACGCTCAAGTCGTCCATCGTTTCGGCCCGCGGCGTGCTGGTCAACTGGACGGCGCGCGGTGAAGTCGAGATCGCCATCGGCTGAGGCCGGCTTCTCTTCCGCACGAAGCACCTAGGAGCCGCCATGTCCGCAGGCGACCAGATCATGACGCCTGTCACGACCCCCGAGGCCGTGGCGATGGCTGAAATCCACGCCATGCGTCAGGTCGCGGATACGCTCCGGACCCTCTCGGACACCGTCACAACGCAGGGGAAGGCACAGGCCGAACACTCCGCCGCATCCACTCGGGCGATGGAGCGGCTGACCGAGAAGGTGGACGGGATGAACACGCGCCTCATCCGCCTCGAAGAAGCCAAGCACGGACGGGAGATTGAGCGTCTGGAAGGGTTGGTGGCGGCCTGCACCAAGCGCATCGACGACCTTGAGAGTACGCGGGACCAGCAGAGAGGCGCGAAGGGCCTGGTCGACTGGCTCCGCCAAACTGCGCCCTGGCTGATCGGCTCCTGTCTCGCTGTCGCTGCATGGTTCGGAGGAAGAGCATGACCCTCGACCGCCTGGCGTGGTTCATCGGAGAGGTGGCGCGACCCATCTCCATCATGGCCGGCTGCATCGGCGCCACGGCCGCCAGCATCATCATGGCCTCGAAGGTCACGGACGGGAACGACGGCTACCTTCTGGCCGGCGCGATCTGGCTAGGCGCGGGGGCGCTGTTCGTCGGCAAGGCGGTCGAGGTCTACAAGCGCGATCGGAACGCCGCCGATGTTGAGATTGCCCGGACGACCGGCGCCAGCCCGACGCCGCAGCCGGTGCAGGTAGTCAACGACCCGGATCAGCCAGTCCCCGTCGAGCCCCGCTAAGGCGCCACGGCCGAGGCGACGGGCAACCAGTCCGACGCCACGTAGGCGAAGATCATCAGGGCCGTCAGAAGGCCTAGCATACCGACGCATCCCAGCCGGCCGAGGACGGCCCGCACTCGCTCGCGCGGCGTCATCGGCGGGATCGGCTCAGGGGCGTCTGACCACGGCATAGCTCACCCTAACACGGAGGCCGGCGATGTCGGACCTGATGTCGGACGACGACTTCGTCCGCGAGTTTCAACGCCGCGCCGGCTTGAAGGTCGACGGTTGGGCCGGCCTTGAGACGCAAGCCGTCCTCGACAGGCTCCTTCCCCTGCCGGCGGCGGAGGTCATCGACGGCGGCCTCGCAATCCCCGACGACTACTGGCCCATGCTCTCCCGCATAGAGAGCGGCGACAGGCCCTATGTGAAGGCCCCGACTTCGTCGGCCTCGGGCCTTTACCAGTTCATCCGGTCGACCTGGCAGGGCGAGGGCGGCGCCTGGGGCCCGGATGCCAGCAAGGCGTTCGGCGGCTTGACCCCTTCGCCTGAAGAGCAGCTGCGGCGGGCCAAGTCCTTCACCGCCAAGAACGCCGCCTACCTGAAGACGCAGGGCATCCCGATCAACAAGGCAAGCCTCTACGCCGCCCACTTCTTCGGCGCGGGCATGGCGGCCAAGGTCATCAGGGCCGACGTGAACGCCAGGGCCGACGTGATCGCGGGCTCGGCCGCAACGAACGCCAACCCCGGCATCCTGAAGGGCCGGACCGTGGGCCAGTTCCTGTCGTGGCTGCACGGCAAGACCGGCGCCTGGGCCCGATGACCGGCCCTCGCCTCACCATCCGCACCTTCTGCGCCCTGCTGTTCGTGGCCCTCTGCGTCGCCGGGGTCCTCGCGATCTGCTGGGCGCTCAGCCTTGGAGACCCGAGATGATCGCTGTCCTCGCCTTCCTCCGTCGCGTGCCGAAGATGCTTTCCCCGCAGGGCTGGGCCGCGGTCGGCGTCCTCGCCGCCTTCCTCCTGTTCGGCGCCTACTGCGCTCACAGGGCCGCTGAGGGTGAGCGAGACCGTCAGGCGGCCAGAGAAGCACGGCTGGAGCGAAGGGCCGCCCCTGCCCGCGAGAAGGCCGCCGTCGAGCGCCTGAACGACAGCCTCACCATCCGTGACCGGCAAGAGGAGAGAGACCATGCCGCGCAAGAGCTTCCTGACGGCCTGCCTGATGATCGCGAGCTGCGCCGTCGCTGTCGCCAGCTGCGAGACGCCGGGCGCGACCTTCCCGCCTGCCGCGGACCTGGCGGTCCAGCCGAAGCCGGCGCCCCCGGATGAGGTGCTGACGTCCCGCATCGCCGGGGAGCAATACGACAACGCCGTCGAGGCATGGGGTGAGGAAGGCTGGGCGACTGTCGGCCGGCTGTGCCGGTTCTTCGACGAGATGGGGATGCGCGGGCTCAGCTGTCCGCCGCCGTCGGCCCGACCTCGCGAGCCGGGCTAGTCCCAGTCCGACCCCATATCCATGACGCCCGAGAGGCGTGACGAGGCCCGCCGTCCTTCGGGGCGGCGGGCCTTTTGGCGTTTCAGGCCCGGCCGCGCGGATGCGCGCCACCATGGGGTCGCGGCGGCTGGCGGCGGGCCTCCTGTCTTGCTATAAGGGTTGTCGGGCGTCACGCCCTCTGTCCGCTGTGCTTTATCAAAACTCGCCCAAGGCGGGAGCGCGGGACTGCTTCACAAGGAGCGGGATGGGATGGAGGGTCACCTTGGGTGTGATGCCCGCCCTTCCCCATATCCCATGATGCCCTAGGGGCTGACGAGGCCCGCTGCCCTACGGGGTGGCGGGCCTTTCTGCTGTCTGGAACCCGGCCGCGTATTCCGCGCTGTACGTTCGCGGTGCCGGACGCAGAGGGAGGTGGCTCCGGCGTTATGCGCCTCCCCGTTTCGGCTTCAGCAGCCACTCCGTCCGCCTCGCGCTCTCCGCCCTGTCCCCTTCCCTTGTGGTCAGCGCCCGCGTCCTCTGCCCGTCCGTCGCGTAGAACCCGAGCCAGTAGGTGCACCGCCGGCAGGGAGGGTGTCGGTCCCTCAGGTCCAGGTCCCCGGCTTCGGCGAGCACTCGCTCCAGATCGACCCGCTCCGTAGCCCCGCATTCATGGCAGCGGGCGGTGACATCGGAGCCGGAAGACAGGAGGGCGGAGGCGGTGGCGGGCATGGCTATGCCCGGTCGACAGCTCGCCCGATTGGAACCACCTGGCCGCGGCGGCCGATGCAGAAGTCGGCCCACGAGGCCATGAGGGCGCGACGCTTCTCCAGTGCGGTCGACCTGCGATAGGCCCGCTCGGCCTTGTCGCCGATCTGGTGCGACAGGGCCTCCTCGATGGTCTCGCGGGCATAGGTGGTGCAGTCGCCGGCCCAGTCCCGGAAGGATGAGCGGAAGCCATGCACGGTCGGGCCGTCGAAGCCGTTGGTCCGCAGCACCTTGGACAGGCTCATGTCGCTGAGCTGCCCGTTCCAGCCGGCGAAGATGATGCCGCGGCGGGCTTCGGTCGGGATCAGGTTCAACACCTCGAGCGCCGGCGCCGACAGCGGCTCCCGGTGCTCCCGGCCGCCCTTCATCCGCTCGGCCGGTATGATCCAGAGGTCGCCCTTGATCTCGTCCCACGTGGCGCCGCGGACCTCTCCGGAGCGCTTGGCCGTCAGGATCAGGAACCGCAGGGCCATGGAGGAGATGCTCGTTCGGGTGGCGAGCAGCTTCATCAGCTCCGGCACGTCGCCGTACGGCATCGCCTCGAAGTGGTCCTTGTTGCGCTCCGCCTTGGGAAGCAGGGCCGAGAGGTGGCCCTTCCAGCGGGCGGGGTTCTCCCCTGCCCTCAGCCCGCGGACCTTGGCCGCGTCGAGCACCCGCTCGATCCGGGAGCGCACGCGGGTCGCCGTCTCCGTCTTCGTCGACCAGATCGGCTTCAGAGCCTCGAGCACCATCTCGGTGTCGACGGCCGCGACGTCGGCCTTCCAGATGGCCGGCGCATGCTGCTCAAGCGAGGCCTCCCACTGCCCGCGCTGCTTCGGCGAGCGCCAGCTCGGCTCCAGCGTATCCATCAGGTCCGCGGCCACGGCGGAGAACAGGCGGGACACCGGCGGGATAGCGTCAGCCTTCCGCTTCTCTATCGGATCCTGCCCGTCGCGGATCAGCGACCGCGCCGCCTCTGCCGCGGCTCGTGCCTCGGCCAGGCTGACATCCTCGAGCGAGCCAAGGCCCATCTCGCGGCGTTTCCCTCGGAGGTGGAAGATCAGCACCCAGCGCCGGGCGCAGGTCTGGTCGATGCGTACGTACAGACCCTGGCCGTCGGCATGGAGCCCCGGCTCACGCAGGGCGGCGACGCCCCGGCTGGTCAGTCTGTTGATCGCTCGCGCCACCTACGGCCTCCGTGAACGGAAGTAGAACATAGGGGAACGTCAGGATCGGTCGCCACCCTAAGCCCGCCCTAAGTTCCGCCCTAAGATCGGACGTCGGCTTGCGGCGAACCGCTGCGAACTCTGACGCACGGAAACGCCCGCGGGCAGGGCTCTGGCTGGATTGTCTGTGGACTGTGGCGAACCCCGGCGAAGGGGTAGCTGGCGGAGACGGAGGGCGCCGAGCCCTGCCGCAGCACGGGCATCTCGCGGGCGCTCTGTTGCTCCGCCCTAAGACGCGCCCTAAGCGGCGTCGGCCTCTTCACCCAGCAGGGCCAGCAAAGATGACCTGGGGATAACCGTGCTGCGGCCGATCTTCACCCGCTTCAGGCGGCCTTCCTTGAGCAGCTCGTAGATCGTCGTCTTGCCGAGGCCCGTCGCCTGGGCGGCCTCCGCCGGCGTGTAGGCGAGCTTGAAGCCGTTGTCGTTCGCTGCGCTCACCCTCTCCTCCCATAAAGGTCGGCGATCCGGGCGGCAGTTTCGAGCGCTGTCGTCCACTTGCGATCCGATGCGGTGTGGCGACCCAGAACCAGCTCGCGCGAGCAGATCATCTGTGCCACCTCCTCCACTGTAGGAGACTGGCGCAGGGCTGCGGCGGCTTCGTCGAGCAGGAGGGCGATGGTGTTGCGCTCGTCTTTCCGACAGAGGCGCGCTCCGGCCTCGCACCGCCCCGCCAGTTCTTCCCGGTAGGTCATTGAGCCCTCCAGTGTTGCGAACCGCCGTTCTGTGCTACGCTTCGCGCGTGCATCGCGGCTTCTCCTTTCCGTTGAAACCTACGCCCGCACAGGCCGAAGTCCTCGGCCAGTGGGTCGGCGTCACGCGCCTCGTCTACAACCTGGCTTTCGAGCAGCGTCGTGATTTCTGGCGGCAGTTTCAGGCCAACGAGGGCCGTTCGATCAGCCTTGCCAGTCAAGGCCGTGAGTTGACTGCGCTCCGGGCGGAATACGATTGGATCGCCGCCGCGCCGCAATGCGGATTGGAGGCGGCGCTGAACGATCTGGACAAGGCTTTCGAGGCCTTTTTCCGGGGTGGCGGCTACCCGCGACCCCGCCGCCTCGGTGAGAACGACAGCATTCGCTTCCGGGGACGCGAGGTGTCGGTTCAGGGCCTGAACGCGAAGTGGGCCAAGGTCAAGCTGCCGAAACTCGGTTGGGTGAAGTGTCGGCTGACCCGCGCCCTGCCGCATGCAGCGAAAACCGCTACCGTCATCCGTTCTGGAGGCCAGTGGCGCGTCGTCTTTGCCTGCGACGCTGGTGAGGCCCCGGTTGCCCTGAGCGCGCTGCCCTCTGTGGGTGTCGACCGTGGCGTGGCGAACACCCTCAGCCTCTCGACGGGCGAGCACGTCCGCTTGCCGAACACTGAGCGGCTGGAGCGTAGGCGCCGCAAGGCGCAGCGCATCCTCGCTCGCCGCAGGCGCGGCTCCCGGCGCCACGCCAAGCAACGCGCACGCATCGCTCGGCTGCACGGACGCGTGGCCCGCGCCCGGACGCATCACCTGCACGTCGCCAGCACGAACCTGGCCCGCCGGTTCGGCGTCGTCGCGCTGGAGGCGCTGGACGTGAAGGCCATGACCGTCCGCGCCCGCGACAAGGGCGTCCGCCAGAAGGCTGGCCTGAACCGATCGATCCTTGCGCAGGGCTGGTCGCGCTTCGCGGCCATGCTGGAGTACAAACTCGAAGCCGCCGGGGGCCGGCTGATCTACGTCCCCGCCGCGTTCACGTCGCAGACCTGCTCGGCCTGCGGTGTCGTTGACGCGCGAAGCCGCAAGAGCCAAGCGGCCTTCGTCTGCGTCCACTGTGGGCACGAGGCCCACGCCGACACGAACGCGGCCCTGGAGATACGGCGCCGAAGCACGGCGTTGCTGTCCGTGGAGGGAGGTCACTTGAGGCCGCCCGTCGAAGCGGAAACCTTGGCGGCTTGACCGCCAGAACCGGCGTCGCCGGGGATGCTGAGGAGAGGGGGATGCTCCGTCCCCACCTGTTCCGCCGTGCTGGTGGTGGAGGGGGCGGAAAGGGCTTTGCCGCAGGCCGCCAGCAACTCCTCAAGGGTGTTACGCGGGACAAGGACCATAGGGGTGTCAGCGGCAGGGCCGATGCGCGGCTCGCTGAGGCCGGTCCCGAAGGGATTGAAGCCCATCTTGTCAACCATGTTCTCTGCTCCCGGTAAGAGCGGCGCGGATTAGCCCGTGGGTCTTGTGGGCGGGGTCTGGCGTTCCGGGGTCGGGCATTCGGATGAAGCCGAATTCGATCCCATTTGCGATGAACTGGTCAGCCGCTCGCAGCGCCTCGACCATCTTCCGGCGTTCGGAGAGGAGGGCGCGGAGGCTTTGGGAATAAATCGCTGCTTCGCGCGGCGGCAGGTCAAGGCTCTGCCCGTTGCTTGCGGCAATCTCGAAGGCGCTGGCGAGAGCGCCCAGCAGATCGACCGCTTTCATATCGTCAGGCATTACGCCCTCCATTGGGGGTGAAGAGGTCGCCCTGATCCGGCTCCGCGCGGCGCTCGGCGTTGGCGGCCCAGGTATCGAGCGTCGGTGCGAACTTCCGCTGCGCCTCGTGCGGGGAGTGGCGGAAAGCCTCCGCGGCGTAGCGGTAGGCGCCGGCGGCGAAGCGGGCGATCTCGGCGGGGGAGGGTTCAGCCATGCGCCGCCCTCCCTTCCCCCTCGGGGGCGTCGTCGTTGGCCTTGGTCGTGGCAGCGAACCGCCGGAGGACAGCCATCGCCGGGGCGTCTGCCTTGAAGGCGGAGTAGAGCTCGGCGCACAGGTCCGCGATGCGGTCGCCCAGCCCCAGCCGGTCCCAGAACTTCCGCTGGCCATTGTCGCAGGCGTCCGGGCGTCCGGTGTGGTGCAGGGTGCAGAGCGGGACGCAGCGGGCGTCATGGATGCGGGGGCCCCCTCCCCGCTCACGCCAGCCCTTGCCCGCGATGGCCAGGTTCTGGTGGGCCGCCTCGATGGTGCTCTGCAGGCCGTGCGGGTTCGCCGGCCGCCCCTCGATCATGCAGGCGATGCAGTCGGTGTCGACGTGCAGCCACGCCAGATAGGCGGCGTCCTCCTGCCGCGGGTCGCGTTGGCCCTTGCCCTCGGGCTTGAACGTGCGACCGCCCAGCTTCCGGCCGGGGCCGAACGTCTGGACGCGCGCGGCCTTCCGCTCCCGCCGCAGCCGGGCGATCTCAGCGTCGATGTCAGCGAGGCTGCGGCCCATGGTTACCGATCCCCCGGGAAGCCGTCGTCATCCCCGGCCGGAGCGTCAGCCCCCTGCCCTTCGCTGGCGTCGACCTGCTCGTGGTCGAAGGTCGGGATGTCGTCGTCGCCCAGCGGGCTCTCCTCCGCCGCGTTGTGGACGGTGAAGCCCTCGGCGGGGTGGTCGCCGCTGCGATCCTCCAGCCGGGCAGCCAGGTTCGGCGCTTCGCGGGCGGTTACGTCGCGGATGTGGCCGAACGCCTGCCCCTCGATCTCCTCGGCGGCGTATTCGTTGCCGATCTCTTCCGGGAAGGCCCGGCGGAGGGCGGCGGCCTCGGCGCACTTCTCCAGCTGACCACGCGGGCGCTTCTTCCACATGGAGTTGGGCGCCGCGGTGTCGCGCTTGGCCGTGGCGTAGGTCTCGATCCAGTAGACCTTGGGCCCGATGAAGGCGACGCGCTGGCCGCCGATCAGGCGGTAGACCGTGCACTGAGCCCATTCAGGGTAGCGCATCGGGACGCCGCCGAGGCTCTCCTCGACCATCGGCCCGAAGTCGGTCTCGTCGAAGCCGGCGAAGGAGCCGGTCCGCATGGCCGTGGTGCGGAGCTCGGCGATGCCCGGCCAGACGGTGTCGACCATCCCGCCGCGCTTCTTGTCGTAGATCGGGACGATCTGGACGGGCTTCTTGAAGATGTCGAGGTTGCGCGCCTTGCAGTAGGCCAGCGCCATGATGACGCTGTCCGGCGACTCCGCCGCCGGGAAAACGGCCTCGCAGAGCACCTTCCAGCCGCCCTTGTCGACGCCGAAGCGCTCCTCGACGACGGGGTGAAACGGCAGGCGGGGAGCCTGGAACTGGACGACGGCGTTCATGCGGCGGCTCCGGTCTGGTGGTTGTCGTTGGCCTCGGCGGCGGCGACTTCGAGTTGCTGGTCGATGCGCTTCGCGGCCCATGCCGGAAGCTGCAGGTATTCGGCGTCGGTCCGCCCGCCGCCCGGCCCCGGCCACTCGCCGGACCGGACGCAGGAAGCGAACAGGTCGATGGCGCGGCGCAGCTGCATCCGACCGCGCTCCAGATCCTCTCCCGTCAGCACGGTCACCCGGACGCAGTGCGGGGGGTTCTTCTCCACCCAGACGAGGGCGAACTCCTCCATCTGGCGGCCGAGGACGGCCTCGGAGGCCATGCCGACCAGCGCGGCCTGCATGTGGTAGCCGAAGCTGGCGAGCGACCGTTCCAGGCTCTCGTCGGACACGCTCTCGGTCGTCTTCAGGTCAGCGAAAAGCCCGGAGCCGGTCGGGATGTTGTCGGGGCGGCTCTTGAGCCACGCGCCCGACGGGTCGCGCCAGATCAGCGACCGCTCCACGGCGCCGTCGAGGATGCCCGCCTTGACCAGCGGATGCGCGCCGAGAGACCGGGCCATGCCGGTGATGCGCTCGAGCTCGCCGTCGGTGATGATGGTCCGGCCGGACTTGATCTGCTCCTCGCGCCACTCACGGGCTGCGGCGGTGCGCCAGTCCTTCCACTCGGACGGCCGGACGACGAACTCCGCATCGAAGCCCTTGCGGCCCAGGTACAGGAGGTGATGCGCGGCGCGACCGATGGAGAAGTGCGGCCGCTCTTCCGGCTCCGGCGGGTTGGGATTGTAGGGGCTGGCGTACCAGTAGTGCGCCGGCGACTGGCTCCAGATGGTCCGGAGGCCAGACGACGAGATCGACGGACCCTCGCAACAGTCCGAATGATAGACCGACATGGGGAGGTCCCACACGCCGGGCGCGGTGATCTTCGCGCCCTCGGCCAGCTTCTTGGGGTTGGTGAGGCTCACGGCTCTCTCCGGGTCGGGATGCTGAGAATGATCAGGGCCGCGATGGCGATGATCAGCAGGGCGATGCCGGGGCCCATCAGGCGACGCCCCCGAACTCCGGAATCGCGAAGTCGTCGTTCGCCGCCTCGATGACGGAGCTCTCGGCCATGACCCGCTCGTGGTGCTCGATACGGAAGGCGCGGGCCTCGCCGGTCGTCATCATGGAGCGGGCGCGACGGTAGGCATGCGTCGTCGCGGTGCGGGCGTCCCACGCCGCGTGGCGCTCGGCATGCTCCCGGCCGTCGCGGTCGACCCAGCGCAGGCGGGCGGTGTGCTTGACCAGTTCCTGGGCGAGCATCTGCCTATCCCTCCCCGGTGGCGGATTGGCAGCCCGCGTGAGCGCCGTCCGGCAGGGTGATGGGCTTGACCCCGTCCGCGTAGGTGAACGAGTAGAGGCAGCCGGTCAGCCGGTCCTCAGCGATGCCGGAGCGGGCCTGCCCCATCGAGGACTCCACGGCCAAGACGTGCCGCTTGAACCGCTCCGGTTCGGCGGGAGCCTCGGCCCTGACCGTGCAGCCCGCCAGAACAGACGCCGCGATGATCGCAACGGCGCAGGTGGGTATGGAGCCCGCTTGCGGGCGGAATGAGCCCTTCAACTGAGTCATGGGATCAGGCCTCCCCTTGGGTGGGGGGCTGGTTTCCAGTGCGTCGGCTGGGTTGACGGCAGGCCGTCCTCGTTCTCTTCCCAGCACCAGCCGTCAGTCCAGTCCTCGGGCGGCTCCTGCTCCGACATCAAGGTCCACGACCCGCAGTCGTGCCCCTCGCGGTTCACAAGGCCCCACTGGAAGGAGATCAGGTTATCCTCGCCATGACCGGGGATGCGGGCGAGGAATGTCGTTCCATCGCGCGGCGCAGTCTCAATCGGTTGCCAGTCGGCCATCTACCGTTCCTCCTGTTGTGGGGTGGGTTGGGCGGGGGTCAGGTATTCGGTGTCGCGGGTGCGAGGGCGCGGGTCCCGATAACCATCGACCTTGCACCGCTGCTGCGGCAGCAGGATCGACGGGTGCGCTTTCGGCCGCTTCGTCGGGCAGACCGGGCACGGCACGCCATGCTTGGCCCGCGCCTCGCGTCGGGCCTCGCGGATATCCCGGCACAGATCGCCGTAGTCGCTCACTTCACCCCCTCCCTCTCAACCGGGTTGGAGGCGCGGAGGACCATCGACGGCTCGTCGTTCAGGGTCCGGTTGGGTGGGAAGAACCACGCGAAGTCCGAGCGAGGCTCTTTGGTCCCGTCCGGCCACGTCCAGCCGCGCTGAAACACGGCCCAGACCGCGCCGGTGAAGGTGCGGGTGACGCGGCCCTTGATGATGCTTCCGTTCGCGTCGGTCATTTCCACGCGCTGGCCGAGCTGAAGCTCACGCATCGGCCCCCTCCTTCTTGGAGTGCTGTTCCTCGGGGGTGGGGGACGGGGCGCGGAGGCGAGCAGGCAGGAGCGAGATGATCGCGCTCTGCAGCTTCGACCTGGCCCACTCCTTCTTCCATGCCGGGGTGTGGTCATCGAAGCGGGAGACGCCGTAGACCTGCGCCCAGACGTGTTGCGCCGCCTCGGCCGCATGTCGTGAGCGGCACGGCCACTGAAGACCGAACCAGACCGCCGCCGCACATGACGCCAGCATGTCGACGAGGTGATCGCACTTGTGGCCGGGGTCGTCGGGGTTCACTTCATGCGCGCGGTCACAGATGCTCCGCGCCACCTTCTCCCGCGCCTCTCTTGAAAGGCCCAAGTCTCGCGCCACCATCGAGCGCGCGACCGCGACCATCTCGCCAGCGTGAGCCGAGGCGGGCTTGCCGGTGAACGGCTGAATGTCCACCGCCATGCGGTGCGCCTGCGCCACCTCCTCAATCAACTCGCCGACGAAGGCGAGGAACACGTCCTCGCGCTCCAGACGGGGGTCGAAGGGGAAGCCGATCTCATCGCACAGGATGCGAACAGGGCCATGCGTCGCCATCACGCCTTCTCCTTCCGTGTCGGGGTGGGGGACTTGCGCGAAGTCGGCCGGATGGGGTTGGCCGCCGTGGGCCGCTCCCCGCCGCAACGACGGCAGACGCCATACGCGCCGGGCTCGTAGCGATGATCGAGGCAAGCCATCACGCAGCCTCCTTCGTATCCGACCGGGCGGCGAGCAGAGGAGCCGTGTTCGGGTATTGCGCCCGCAAGTAGTCGGCGAAGTCCTGCTTGAGCGGCGGCTCGTTCTGGACGCGCCAGAGGATTTCCATCCGGCAGGCGTCGCAGCCGCACAGGTGCAAGCTCTCGTGGAAGGTCATCGGGCGGTTCTGGTAGGTCGTCCGCATCATGCAGCCTCCTGCTTGGGTTCCGACCGGGCGGCTTCAATGGCGCGGGCCACCCTGGGCTCGGCCTTGTCCAGTTCGGCGAGGGCTTCGTTCAGGGCTGCGCGGGTGAGGGCCTTCCAGTCCGCCGCCTTGCCGGGGCGGATGTTCGCGAAGCTGGCGGAGATCGTGGCGTTATCGGCGGCGGCGAGGGCCAGCTTGGCGCAGCGCAGGAGGGCTTGCCGGTCCATCACGCGGCCTCCTGCCGGGCGGCGCGTTCATGCCGGTCTAGCGACCGGAGGGCGGCTTCATAGGCGAGGTCCGCGGCATCCACCGGCCCCGAACGGCTTCCCACCTGTTCCCACCAGTTGAGAGCGGCGGCGGCGGAGCCGAAGGACTCGGCGGCGATCCGGGCTTGTTCCGTGGCTTGGGTCTGCATGGCGGGGTCCATCGGTTGATGGAGAGACTGTGCATTCCTGCACGCGACGTGTCAATGCACAAATGCACGGTTTGCCGGAGTTCGCCTGCACGCTGCCGGCGCTTAGCCTGAAGGCGGAGCGCGGAGGGTGGTGATGGGGATGTTCGACTGGCTGTTCGGCAGGCCTGTGACGGCAGAGTTGCCCGCTCGCCCGACCGCGCCGACCAAGCCCAGGTTTGAGGCGCCGCGCCCCGTCCCCCTGCGCCGCATTCAGTGGCGTGAAGGATCCTTTCCGATGGAGGCGGTCGGCGAGAGCAACTACCAGTCCGCGCTACAAGCTATTTGCGGCCCCCACACCAGAGACGGACACGACGCCGAGTTCGAAGCGATCATCGAACGCGAGCCATCGAACGCCTACGACAGCAACGCCGTGATGGTGCTGATCAAGGGGAAGAAGGTTGGCTATCTGCCGCGAGAACAGGCAGAGCGAGTCGCCGGACAGATGGCTTCAAAGGACATCATGGCCGCACGGTGCAGGGCGAGAATCCGCGGGGGCTGGCGCACCAACCAGCACGACGAGGGCGACTTCGGGGTGAGGCTGGCCATCCCGAACCACGGCGAGATCGAATTCGTCTAGAGGAACCGCTTGATCGCCTGCAACAGCAGGCCGGTGACTTGGACCTCGATGTCCGCTCCGCTGCCGTCGTCCAGCATCAACGGGTCGGCCCAGCGCGGATTGGTCGAGCGCGGCCAGAGCCGCACGCCATCAGGCGATATCTCGACCTCCTTGAGAGTGATCTCACGCAGGGCGCCTCCCGCCCTGGTGCGCGTCACCTCTACCACCATTCCGGTGTTGAGGTTGATCCCTGCCTCGGTGAGATCGACGATGTGTGCGAGGTCGCCCGGCATGATGCCCTTGGCATTCATCGAGTCGCCGCGGACCTCCCGCAGCCACTGGCGGGCGTGGGGATAGCGCCTGTCCGCTACCGCCGTGAAGAAGATCGGCTCGTCCTGCACGGTCTCATCCAAGGCAAGCCAGGCCCCCGCTTGGATTGGACCGACGATCGGAAGCTCTTGTAGCGTGGGCGGGAGAACCGGGCCGGCGGCGAGCCCCGCCGGAAGGTCTAGCCCAGCTGCTTCTGCGATCTTTCGGAGAGTGGCCGGCTTGGGCGTGAACTTGAACTCAGGATCGTTGAGCGGCCGGGTGATCGTCGTCGGCGCCACCCCTGCCTTTTTGGCAAGCGCGTGCGGTTTCAGGCCCGAAACCTCAACGGCTCTGGTCAGGAAGGCGCGCGCGGCGTCGGCGAGATCGGCCATGCCGTGATTGTGCACAAGCACACTGCTTGGTGAGTGTGCATTTCGGCATTGACTTGTCGTGCATTCCTGCACACTCTCCGGGGTATGAAGACCGTAGCCCCCGAAGTCATCGAGGTCGAAACCCGGGCCAAGCACGCCGGTCTCGCCCTCGCGCCCATCCTCACTGAAGTCGGTGTCGCGCAGACCACATGGTGGCGCTGGCGGAAGGCCGGCGTGGAGCCGCGCGTAAGCACACTGCGCAAGGTCGCTCACGAGCTGGACCGCCGCATCGCTGCGAATGACACCGCCCAATCCGAAGGAAAGGCGGCATGACCATTCAGCCCGGCGCACAGACCGTCGCGGCTGAAGCTCCGACCGGGGGTGTTGCCCTCCCCCTTGCCGCCTCCGGTCGGAGCACCCTTTCCCCCGGAGCCTCCCATGAATGACGTGCAGCGCACCTGTGGCCGCCTGATCTCCCACGGAGCCCGGAAGGGCCCGGAGATCATCCGCTTCAACGCCCAGCTCCGGGGAGCGTGGCTGCCGGGCGGGTCGGCTCCCCTGTCTCCCCGCCCGGCGAACGATCCCTCTCCTTCCATGGGCGACAGCATCGCCTGAACGTCCGCAACCGTCATCTGGAAGCCTGACCGTGAACGTCCATAGAACAGCCATCAGCCCGCGCCGGCACGCGCGCCTCGCCCGAAACCTGATCGAAGCCTGCGGGGGTCTAGAGGAAGCCGCCTCGGCCTGCCGGGTCCGCAAGTCCAGCCTGTCGCTCTATCAGTGCCCCCAGGACGCGGCGACGATGCCGGCCGACGTCATGGCCGATCTGGAGGCCTACTGCGGCGAGCCGATCTACAGCCGGGAGATCGCGGACGCCCGCCCGGCGGGCCCGATGGGCGGCGATGTCGTGGTCGAGACGCACGAGGTCGTTCTCGCCGCCGCCCGGCTCCTCCCCCTCGCTCTGGCGGTGAAGTCCGGGACGCCGGGAGCGCAGGCGGCGTTCGATGCCGCGGTCGCCGCCCTGTCGTCGGAAGTCGATGACGTCGAAGCCATCGCCACCGTCGTCCCGATGCGGGGGCCGCAGTGATGGCCTCCTTCGCCCTGCCCTACCTCGCCGGCGCGCTGGCCAGCCTCGCCGCCTTCACGCTCATGGCCGGAAGGCCGAGGGCGGTCGACTTGGCGCTGGCGGCCATCTGGCCCGTCGCATGGGCCGCCATCCTCTACTTCGCTGCCGTCACGGGAGACGAGGCGTGATCGCCCGCCTCCTCGCCCCCCTCCGCCGGCGCCGGGCCATCCGCGCCCTCGCCGCCTATCACCGCACCAAGGACGAATACCGCCGCGCCAAGGTCCGGGGAGACACCCGCGAGCAGGGAAGGCTGCTGCCCCTGCTTGAACGCGCCATGACCGAACGCCTCAAGGCAGAGCGCCTGCTGACGAAGGGGGTGCGGTGATGAGTGCGACCGCCCGTTCAGCCGGTTCCGCCGGTTGCTTCGCCACCGCCCGCCGCGGCGGCCTCACCTGCGAGGAAATCCGACAGATCGAGGCCCTGCGCTCCAAGGACCGACCGGAGCCGTGGCAAGCCCTCGCCGCCCGCTTCGGCCGTCCGGTCGAGGACATCAAGGCGGTGTGCACGGCGCCGCGTCCGGTGGTGGAGATCGCGCGCCATCTTCCCCCGCCCGAACCTGTGGCCCCACCCCAGCCGGTCAACACCCCCGCCGCCCTCTTGCCGGGCCTCTGGATCGCTGGCCTGTCGGTCGATCAGATCTCCAACATCCTCGGGATTGACGACCGCTCGGTGCGCCGCCTGCGGGAGAAGCTGGGACTTCCGCCCCGCTACCGTGGGGGCGACCAGTGACCGCTCACGAAGACTGGCTCGCCAGCCGCCTCGACCACACCCGTGCCAAGGCCAAGGAAACCGCCCGCGCGGCCCAGGTGCGTGAGATGGCTGTGGCCACCGTGAACTGCTTCGTCATGTCCCTCCCGGAGGAAGATCGGGAGTCGGCCATGTCGGCTGCAGCCCGTCACCTCCGCACCCTCTATGGGGCAGGAGAAGGGGAAGCCGAGGCCGTGGCGCTGTTCGGGTCGCTCGCCTTCTCGAAGGTGCTTCAGCTGGGCCGGGTCGTCGCCAAGGCCGAGGCCGAGCGGCTGGCGCACCGGCTGTTCCCCAACCCGGCGAATGATGAGGTGGCGTCGTGAGCGAACTGACGCGCCCTGTCCTGCGCTGGCACGGCGGCAAGTGGCTGCTGGCGCCGTGGATCATCGAGAACCTGCCGCCGCATCGGATCTATGTCGAGCCGTTCGGCGGGGCAGCTTCGGTACTGATCCGCAAGCCCCGCTCGTATGCCGAGATATACAACGATCTCGACGGTGACGTTGTGAACCTCTTCCGGGTTCTCCGCGACCCGGCGCAGGGGCCGCACCTTGTTAATGTGGTGCGCCTGACTCCCTTCGCCCGAGAAGAGCAAGTCGAGGCCTACTCGACCACGGAAGACGCCCTGGAGCGAGCCCGCAAGCTGATCGTCCGCTCGTTCATGGGGTTTGGGTCTAACGGCACTCACCGCAGCACCGGGTTCCGGGCCAACAGCAACAGATCAGGCACGACACCTGCTCGTGACTGGCACAACTACCCCGAGGCTCTATCCGCAATCGTTGAACGGCTTCGCGGCGTGACGGTAGAGAACCGCGACGCGTGCGAAGTCATGGCGCAGCATGATTGCGACGAAGCCCTGCACTACGTTGATCCGCCATACCTCCCCGAGACGCGGGATGCGGGTGGCGACTACGCGCACGAACTGACCGCCGAGGATCACGCCCGGCTGCTCATTTTCCTGCGCGGTCTCAAGGGCGCCGTCGTCCTGTCGGGCTATCCCCATCCGCTCTACGACGAGGCGCTGCCCGGCTGGACCCGCGTTGAGCGCCGTGCGCTGGCTGACGGGGCGAGGGAGCGGACGGAGGTTCTCTGGAAGAACCCCAAGGCCGTTTCCTCGTCTGCGGACGCCCAGCCCTCTCTGTTCGAGGCCGCCGCATGACCTCCTCCCCCCTCCCCACGGACCAGACACGGGAGCCTGCCGACGTGCGCCCCATCCACGGCTTCGTCACTGCCGGCGACGCCCTCGCCTCTGCCCTTCGCAAGCTTTCCCACCCCGGCCTCAAGGCCCTTGGCGAAGAGCTTGGGGGTGGGGAATGAGCCTCGCCGCCCTCGAAAGCGAACATGCGGTCATCGGTGCCGTCCTCTACGATCCCGACACCCTTGACCTGGCGCTGGAGCGCCTTCGGCCGGAGATGTTCTTCGAGCCCTACCACGTCGCGGCTTGGGAGCAGATCGGGCTTGCCCGCCGATCTGGTACTCCGGTCGACGCTGTTGGGCTGACGCAACGCCTCTCGGATCATCCGGCCGCCAAAGCCTACGGGCCCGGCTACTTCCCTGCCATGGCTGATAAGGCGGTCCTTTGGTCCGTCCGCGACCACATCGAGACTATCGCCGACCGAGCCACCCGCCGGGCGGTAGAGGGCCTGTGCCGCGAGGTAGCGAGCAAGGCAGAGAGGGTTCTGGAGGGGTCTGGCGACCTGCTGCTGGCCGAACTGGAACGCGGAGCCGCCGACGTGGCCCGGGCCTCTGGCGGGGCCTCTCTCGCCGTCGCCGCCGGCCTCGACGCGATGGACATGCTCGACGCCGCCTATCGGGGGGACAACCGCGGCATTCCCGTGGGGCTGGACTGCCTCGACCGCGTGACTTCGGGCATCCGGCAGGAGGACGTCTGGGTCATCGGCGCCCGCACCTCCATGGGCAAGAGCGTGTTCGGCCTGAACATCGCCCGGGCGCTGGCCCAGCAAGGCCGGGGATCCATGATCTTCTCGCTGGAGATGCCGCGCCGGGAGGTGCAATGCCGCCTGATCGCCGACCTGGCCTTTGAGCGCCGCCGCGCCTTCCCCGACTGCCCCCAGCCGAACGTCCGCTATTCCGACATGCTCCAAGGTCGGTCGATCGCCGACCAGCGCGCCCTCGCCCATGACGGCGTCCGCAAGCTCGCCAGCCTGCCGATCAGCATCTGCGACGCCGGCGGCCTGACCATTGACGACATCCGCGTGCAGGCCATGCGCCAGATGAGGGCTTGGGACCGGGCCAAGGTCGAGCGCGGCTGCGTCCTGATCGACCACATCGGCCTCGTTCGCCCCTCGCGCACGAGCGGCAACAAGGTGGCCGATACTGCCGACATCGCCAACGAACTGAAGGCGCTCGCCAAGGCCCTCCGCTGCCCGGTCATCGCCCTCTCGCAAGTGAACCGGAACCCGGAAGGCAGGACCGACAAGCGGCCGACCGTGGCCGACCTCAACTGGTCCGGCGCCATCGAGCAGATCGCCGACCTGATCTGCCTCCTCTACCGCCCTGCCTATTACCTGGAGCGGTCCAGCGACAAGGCCGATCAGGACATGGCGGCCCTTCAGGAGAACGAGCTGGAGCTTCTGATCCAGAAGAACCGCTCCGGCCCGCTCTGCAATCCGAAGGCGTGGATCGACGTGGCCTGCAACGCCGTGCGGGACGTCGAGGAACGCTACAGCGACGACTACCGGGGAGAGCGCGCGTGAGCCGACTGACGCCCATCGTTGAGGCTCTGGTGGCCGCCGGCGCGACCCCTGAGATGATCCTCGCCGCCGTCCGCGCCCATGAGAACGCGACTACGGCCGACCTCGACGCGCGTCGCAAGAACGATGCTGAGCGCCAAGCCCGCCGCCGCGAGCGCAAGAAGGCCATGATCGCCCAGCCCGAAAGTGAGGATGTCACGGAAAGTCACGTGACGTCACGTGATGTCACTGTGACAGAGCGTGACACCCCCTGCCCCCTCCCTCCTTCCCCCCAGACC